CCTGTTTTTCTTTGATGATCTTCTGAATAAACATTTACAAAAGTTGTTCCACCAGCAATAACTGTAGTAAATGGATTAGGATCTAATAAAATTAAACTAACTGCTCCAGCTGGTTGAGGTCTTGGATTCCATAAAGCTTGTGGATCCGAACCCGCTGGTTTAGGATCTAGTTGTGGTTGCTTAGGTTCATACTCAGAAGTGTGAACTAACATTCCATTCCATTCTCTTACCATTTCTGTGTAAGGAAATCTTAATCCTGATCTATCAGAAATCGCCCAAGATTGTTTACCTGATGCATAGCCGCCCATTATACTCCATCTCCATAAAATGTTTGTGGTGATATGTAAGTAGAAGTACCTTGGTTGTCAGCATCTAATGCTCTAAGTAATTCACTTTCATATCTTCTTTCTAATTCTTGACTCATATCTGGGGAAAATTTTAAACTTAAATAATAAGCTAATCCAGACATCATACAAGGATAGAATCTATTAACAACATCGGAAGTATAATTGTAAGCTCCAACATCTTGAATTCGTGCTAAATAATAAAAACAAAATTGATAACTACTTGGTGTAGTTGTACTTGATACACTGGCACTTGGTGTAGTGTATAAAAAAACACTTGGGTTTAATTTTCTTTCTACATAATATTGTGAAGGAGTTCCCTTCGCTAATTTATTAGGTGTTTGTGAATAAGCTGATCTATCAATCTTTGTAAGTGCAATATCTTGCGGGGCTGTTGTTTCTGAATTATTTCTGTAATATGCTTCTAATACAGTATCAATATCATTTGGAAAATTTTCTGAATCTGATGCATAACTATATTCTGCTTGGCCTTCTACTAAAGGAACTTTAGCTAATTTTACTTTCCATAAATGAACACCTCTATTACCCCATTCTTGAAACATTATATTTAAAGATCGTCTTGCTGATCTTAACATATAACCAGTTTGAGTTCCCTTTACACCTGTTCTTTCGAATGCTTCTTGGATAACATCATCTATTTGTGGATTAAAATCTGTAGTTTCAGAAGTTGGTGGAATAGTTTGTGCACTATTACCCATTCCAGAAGTACCAACGGCACCTCCGTCATAATAAAATAAAAGAGGAGCTCCGACAGTTCTAACTGGAGCAACTACAATTGTAGTGTTAGCTCCGGCTGTTCCTGGAGTTCCTGTTTCTGTAACGCCTGTAGTATATTTAAGGCCACCACCTGTAAAAGTTCCATTAGTAGTACTAGAAAAAGCTATTAAGTAACCTGTAAGAGTAGAATCAGATTGATCAAAGACATAAGTATTTCCTTCTTGCAAATGCAAGACAGGACTCACCTCGCCATTAATAAAAAATTTAGGGTTACTGGCGCTAAAGGCGTTAGTGCCACTTGCGACAGTGACCTTGTAAGTAATCGTCGCCATTTATCTCCTAGCCGTAATAGAATGTTACATCAGCGATAGTCGTTAAACTTACTGTTGGTTTAGTATTACACTTAATACCTGTACCAGGTAAAGTAACATTATACACAAAAGGTGCTGAAGCACCATTTGGTGTTCCCCAAACTGCTAAAGAAGTTCCATTGTCTTCTAAATCTATAGATCCTGCTCCTGCTGTACAGTTTGCAGAAAAACCTAAAATTCTTGCAGGTCCTCCAAATATTTCTGTATTCGCAACCGTGCTAGTTATTCTTTTAGCTTTTATATCTACTGGATATGTACTCATAATTATTTTTCTCCTTAATTTAGTGCTCCCGAAGGAGCACTATTAATTAGTTATTACGCCCAAACACCTTGGATGTTCATCACAGTCCAAGCCGTTCCACCAGCATTACCAGAAACAGTTACAAAGTCACCTACTTTAGAAGTAGATTTTGTATTTGTTAAAGTAACTTGGTTAGTAACACCTTTGTAGATAATGTATTCACCAGCTGCGCCAGTAACTACCATTCCACTACCGCCGTCAGAAGCAGTGTTTACAAAAGTAAACGTAGAGCCTTCATTAGCTGCAACTGCAGGTAATGTAAAAGTTACTCCATCAGTATTACAAGTAAAAGTTTTTCCACTATCACCAATTACTACTGAGTAACTTGCTGCTTTGTCTTCTAGATTGTATCCAGTTAAACCGGCTTCGTTGTATTTACCTTGTATAACGGGTCCTCTAAATCGTGTTGTTGCCATTTTATAATCCTCCTAGATTATTGAATACTGTCTTCTAGGTCGTCGACTATACGCGTCAGTATTCTAGTTAATTATTGTATAGTAGTTAGTTTATACCGTAGATTTGAGTAGAGCGCAAGAGGGCTGTGTATATGTTGTGATTTTTAAAAGTAGCGTTTAAGTAGCTACTGAAACTGTTGGTGCAGACAGTTCTATATTATTTTGTCTATCTGCTATTTTGGCCTCTTCGAGTTTTATCTCGGTGATGACTTCTTTGATCTTTTTATCGATCTCCACCATATTGAGAGTATATTTGCCAAACTGCTCATACTCCAGATGCCACCTCAACTCCAAGGACCTTTTTTGTTTGTACAGGTCTTGTACCATTAACAACCTCCTCATAGGTTATTCTTTTAATCTTGGGATCCATCATTTCTCCAAGATATTCCCACTTTACACCTTTTTCTCCTACTTTGTCAACTATTGAATTTTCAATAGATTCAACACTATCCTCAGCCATCACCTCAAATTCAGTGGTATAGCCATAAGCGTGGATTTTTACTAGGAATTTCTTCATTCTCTCACCTTATTTTGTAATTGTGGCGGAACAATGTCCCGCCACAAAAATTATTANTTATTACGTTGCGTTTGATGCAAAGGCACCTCTAGGATCAGAGAATCCGAAAACGTATCTCTCTCTAGCTTTGTACCTTACGTTGCCTGTATCAAAGTCACCTTCCATCTTAGTTGCGATAGGTGTTCTTTCGAAATGCTTCAGACCATTAGGAACATCTGTTTTAATGAACCTATTTTTTCGTTGCTGTTAAGTAGTGGTTAACTGCGTATCCTTGCGGAACCATTCCCATACTTCTAATAGCGTTGATGTCATTATCAGCTGTACCTGTTCTACCTTCAGACTTCATAAGTCTTTCAGCAGTAAATTGAAGCGCAGAAGGAATTATCATTTTAACTCCTTGAGCTGCAATTTTTAGGCCTCTTTCATCAGTGAACGCTGCGATGTTTATTAGCGCCTCTTCTAATGAAGTTTCGTTAAGTTCAGCAGGAGTATTTAACTCATTTGAAAACGAACCAGCTAAAGTAGGGTGTTCTGTGTCGAACAATGCTTTGCCATCACCACCAGCATAAGCTGCTGTGAATCCGTTATTCAATACTGCTGCGCCTTTGATATTCTTAGTAGACGCCATAGATCTNGCTAAAGCTTTTGTATATCTAGACGCAAGTCTGTCATACAAGTTATCTTCNATAGCTTCTTCTGTTATAGCGAATGCTAATGCAATCGTTTCGTTAGTGTATCTCGCTGTAAAAGTTTCCTGAGCATCGTCGAAAGTTATACCTTGTCCTTCAGGTTTAACTGCCGCGTTACCGAAACCAGATAACATTACTTCCTCTTCGAAAGCTCTGTCAGATGATTCAGTGTCGAAAATCTCATTCCACTCGTTAGCGTATTGTTTGTACTCAAGTCCGAATAGTGCATTCAAACCTGGTTCTAGTTCTTTAACTAGTTGTGCTCTTGATATTGCCATTTTTTATTCTCCTATTCTATGACTATGCTAAATAAGCATTTGATTGTGGGTTGTAAGAGATAACTATATCTGCACCAGCTTCTGTTAAATCATTTTGATTTTCAATGTCAGCTGATCTTACAAGTTTCCACATATAGTTTGCTACACCAGTAGTTGCAACGGCGCTGATATCTAGTGTACAATCTGATTGACCATCTTTACCTGCTCCAGCGTCATTTAAGTTGAAGCCTGTGTTAGTCAATGTGTTGAAACTACCTATCACTACTGCTGCGTCTGCTCTCGCTACATACTCCTGATGAGGATTAGTATTTACAAAAGCAGTAATGTTAGTACTACCTGTATTGTAATCCGTAGAAGAAGTTTGAGCTGCTGCCAAACCGTTAGTCCAAGTTGGTTTTCCGTTAGCGTCAATAAAAGTTGCGCCATTGAAAACACCTAAACTTCCGTTAGTGTTAGCTGTGTTATGTGCCCAAGTATTACCACCAACAATACCATCTGTCATTAGGGCAGCTGTTTGATCTTGAATATATCCAAGAACACCAGCTCCACCTGCTGCAGTTTGCATTGCTACAGGAGCACCTTTAAAAATAGCTTTAGTAGCCCCTGGGCTACCTCCGCCTTGAACTACAAATTCAGATTGGCCACCTGTAGCTGGAGTATTTCCAACTGTCATAGCCTGTCTGCATCCATAGCCCGCTGTGTTTGCGTTTGCCATATTTGTTTTCCTTTTTATGTACCTGCCCCGAAGGGCCTCCAGTACGGTTTAATATATTTTGTTGGACGTAGAAATTGTTATAAGACTATTTCTTTGTACCACCAA